TGTTGTTTATAAATAAATAGCTCCCTATCGTAGAGATTTTCTCATAGTGTTAAAATCAACATTATTTGAAGTACCTCTACTTGGTCTGGAACCAGTTTTTTTCGTACTCTTAATCGCGTCGGCCAACTTCCGTGTTGATTTAGTTGTTGACTGACGTTCAAACGCTGAAAAATCCCACTTTAGGACTGTCGCTAAATATGCTATTTTTAAATCAAACTCAGGATCTTTTTCACGTAATCGCATGATTTCGTTTTTTCCGCTCTTGTCTAATTTAGTTATACCTTTATATAAATTATCTTTATCTTTCGGAGACAAATTAAATCCAGGTAAAATTTCTTCTTTTTTGCCTATATGATCTTTTAAATCTGTAAGCCATTTTTCGTGAGCTTGAATTCTTTGCTGCTGCTCTTCTTTTTGCTGCTGCACATACTGCTCTTTTGTTTCCTTTTGAAATTCTACTAATGAAGCTAAAGCTTCTTCAGCTTCTTCATGTAAAACCCCAGCATCTTCATATCTTTGTAGTTTCTTTTGTACTCTCTCTTCAGACCAGCCAGATTTAAGTAAAAGATCTTTAACTACATTTTTTTGTAAAGCTTCGCTTTTTTCTAAAGCTTCAGGAGTAATAGAATCATAAACTTGTTCTTGACTCTGCATGTTTAAAAGATTAGTTAGAGGTACTCCCTCTTCGTAATTTTCTAATAAATATCTTATTTCAGCAGGCATAGTATCTTTATACTCACTTACTTTAGAATCTACAGTTTCAGAAACTTTATTTAAAAGCCATTCCTCATCATCTTCAAATTCGTCGTCTTTGTAGTCAATTAATCCTTTATCTCGTTGCATTTCTGCAAAGACTCTAAGAGGATTTGCATCCGCCTCTTCTTCTTCGCCAGTTTCACTTGTTTCTGAAACAGGCTCTTCTTTATCTTCTGTTTGAGATTCAGGGGTTTCATTTTCTACATTTTCTACTACTTCTTGAGTTTCTTCTTTACTTTCCTCTTGTTTTTCAGGAATTTCATCTATCTCCTGAATTTTTAATTGAGGTTCAAAAATTGAAGGATCACCTTCAGCTTTTGTTTCTTCTGTTTTGGCATCATTCTTCTCTGGGTTAACCGTGATATTTTCTAACACGCTTAAATCTAATCCCTCCAATGCATCATCACCTATTGCCATAATTAAAATTTAGTTATTAGTCAACAAAAATAAAAACTTAATTCTTATCTACAAACTTAAAATATAGTGTTAGACAATTAAAATAGCGCTTCTATAGCTAAAATATAATTTTTTATATTATAGTATTATTTAGAAGTTGGCTTTTTTCTTAATTGTTCTTTCTTTATTGCTTCGTCTGCTTTATTTTTTCTTTTGGTTTCGTCTAGTTTAGATCTCTCTATATCTAGTTTTGCCATATCTATACTATCTCTTATTCCATTATCATTATTATCAGTGTCTAGTGCAGAGTCTTGCATTTTACCCGCCATATTCATACGAGCTATTTCTAGTTTCGTACGGTTATCCTCAGTATTGCGAGCATCCTCTCTATTTTCTTTTTCGAGTTCGAACTGCATTTTTTGTTGCTCTGCTTGCTGTTGCATTTGCATTTGTTGTTGTTGGATTTGCATTTGCTGTTGCTGCGCTTGCTGCTCTCTTTGCTGAGATTCAATTTCTGAATCTTTAATTTTATTCTTAATATCAGCAATTGAACTTGAATTATAAATAGAGATAACATCAGAGATAGACATTTTATCATTTTGTAAAGCGGCTTGTGTAAGAGATTTTAAAGCTTCTAAAGCTTGTAGATCTTGAGTGGCATTTGAAACAAATATACCATACTCTTGATACCCAAATTCATCTCCCATTAAATTAAACGTCATAGTTGCTAAATCATCTGTAACATATTGGAATTTTTTAGTTTTCCCTGAGTATACATCTTTAGCAACATCTAGTAATGTTTGTAATACACGTACTTTAGTTTGGTTATGAATATCATACCATTTTTCTGTAATGTGAGAAGACTGTTGAACAGCTCGCTCAGTTGTGCCTACAAGTTCAGAAGAAGTTATACTTCCTAATCGTTGTCTAGTAACTCCAGATAACGATTGTACTTTTTCTTCTACAAAATCTAATAATTGTACATGCGATTGTATAAAATTACCAGTTTCCATATCCAACACTTTGTTTTGTTGAGATATATTACCAGCAAGTTTTCCAGTGGATTGTCCTTTTTTACCTTCATTAAAAGAGTCTACAAAACCAAATTTCATTGATTGTGCATAGTACATCCACTTTTCTACTTCCCATCCATCGGGAACTAGTGATAAATCAATAAGAGCTATCTTACCTTGATTAGCTGAAATTGCAAGTTCTAATCTGTACCAAAGAGTGATGTATAAATATATCCATGGAACTAAGCGATCCATAAGAGATACAGACTGAGAGTTGTTTGCATTATATACAGTCCCTACATAACCTGACTTACATACAGAAAGATTATCCATTCTACGGAACTGTTGTTTTTTAGGACGAACATTTAAATAAATATTTTCTCCTAATTTCATTCCTTCCCAATACTCACTAATCCAAATCCATTCAATAGACTCTCCTCTAGATTCGTCTACTTTATAAGCTTCAGTTACAATAGTTTCTTGAGGCATTCCCTGCTCATCAAAATAAGAAAGTCTACCGATTTTACGCATAGACTTCCAAGTAACCTTAGTAACACGGATATTTCCATCTTGATCGTAGTAGTTAAAAATATTACCTGCTTCTTCTCCCTCTCTATTTTCAATAAATAGTTTTTCAGGAGATGGGTAATTTAATAAACTCTTACTTTCCATTGAGCCTCGATTACCCTGCTCTTTTTCTAAAGCATCTATTTGTTTAGGGGTCAAATCTTCATAGTAGTTATCTATCACTGAATTAATAGACATCCATGTGTCTTCAACTATAATATCAGCATCATCTACAAGATCTGAGTTATGTGGAAGGAGACAGTAAAACTCTAAAGGATTAACTCGTTTAGCTGTAGGCTCTTGAGCTATTTGCTCTATATGATAAATCTCTTCTCCAGCAATAAGCGCATCTTCCCACCCATATCTAAACATAGAAGTAAGATTTAAATCTTTTTCTAAGAATGTAAGAAGTTTATGAGCAGTAGACTCATTCATATCTTGAAAATCGTAATTAAAATACTTTTGAAGTCTTTTTAGATTTTCTGGGATACTTTGCTCAATTTCTTGAGCCATTTGCATTTGCTCCTGTTGAGATTTAGGATCAGGCATTTGAGCTTGCATAGCTTCTCTATGCTGGTTGATCAGTCCTGTAAACATTTCAACCACAGCATTCTTCATCTCCACCTCTTTACCTGTAATTGCGTCCTCATTTGTAGCACGCACTACATAACTAAACTTACGTTTAGCTTCTTCTCCAAAAAGAAGATTAAAAATAGGAGATACAATATCGTAATACTGTAAAGTTGCTGGGAGTTCTGCGACTCCGCCTAAGCCTAAAGGATCTGTAACATATTCAAGATCCTTTTTATCGAATTTACCATTATACAAATCGTAGTTCCGCTTTTTCTTAAAGCGAGAACTACGTCGTGTATGATCATATATTCCAATTAAGCCTAATGCAGATTCAACACATTCTTCTCCCCACTTCTGAGTTTTTTTCCTTCGACTCAGTTTTTGCCTGGGAAAATCTACGTAAGCCATAAATTAGTTTTAGTCTACTTCTAGAATAAGGTATTCACAAAGCGGAGTATTAGCTGATGCTTTCACCTGTACAGTTGTATTATCTGCTGACGGAAAGAAACAGAATTCACCTGGATCTAAGTCTGCAAAAATAGCATTACCATCATCTTCAATTATAATTGTATCTGTAGAGTCTAAATTTTTAATGTATACATATGCTTTTTTACCTCCACCAGTCGATCCTGATAAAGCTTCTACTGCAATGCCCATTCTAGTTGTTGAAGTTTTAACAACGGTAAGACCTTGTCTATTGTCTCCATCAACTGTTAAAGCTTTACTTACTGTCTTTGCTATATTCACAGTATCAAGTAAATCTGTACTTGATATGCTAAATGTTGCGTTTAAAGTTGCCATATTTTTATTTATTTAAAGATTAACCTGCTGCTTTTTCCATTAAAATATACTCAACT